TACGTTTAGGAGTAACGCATGAGCAAATTAACTAAAGCTCTAACAGCGGCTGCGGGTAATGCAGGTGGTGACCCTCTGTACGTTGAGGATGTATTCTCGACTGATCTTGATTCAGGAGCTTCTTCTGGCACGGTGATGACTATAGCTCCTAATTTAGATTTATCTGAAGGAGGATTGTTATGGAGAAAAAGCAGAGGAGGAAATTATAACAATAGAATTTTTGACTCAGAAACTTCTTCATTTGATTCTTCTGGTTACTATGGCAGAAACCATTTAGTTACGAACTCCACATCGGCAAAAACAGATTCTCAAGTAAGCAATTCAGCTAAGTTTACAAGTGCGGGTTGGGTGCATACTTCAGAAAACAGTGATGGTTTTACTAACACAAATACAAGCTATGGCGCACCTTATGTAAATTGGACATTCCGCAAGGCTGAGAAGTTCTTTGATGTTGTGACTTGGACGGGTGATGGAACAGGCACACGCACTATTGCGCATAATTTAAATGGAGGGCAACCGGGATGTATCATTGTTAAAAGAACAGACGCCGCTAGTGATTGGATGACTTTTAACTTAGATGGCTCTATTTATCGTAATTTGGTTTTAAATAGTACAGCAGCGGAAAACGCAACCAGAACCGCAACAGATATTGCTGACGAATCTGTTATGAAAGTTAGTTTTATGGAGGGATGGGCAGGGATTGGAAATGCTTCTGGAGAAACCTACGTCGCCTACCTATTCGCCTCAGACGCAGGAGGCTTTGGAGACGATGGCTCTGAGAATATTATTAAGTGTGGGAGTTTTGCAACAGGCGCGCAGGGTAAAATCAGTAGCCCTGTTGATTGTGGGTTTGAGCCTCAATGGCTGTTAGTTAAAAACTCAGGAGCATCAGAAAACTGGAATCTTTACGATGTAATGCGTGGATTGACGGTAGAAGCAGATGCCATATTAAACCCAAACTTATCTAACGCAGAGGATACTGGCACAAAACTAACCGTAACTGCGACAGGCTTTGATACACCATTGGTCAACGGCCCATTTGCTTCTGGCGCATCTTATATCTACATAGCCATCCGCAGACCAATGAAGACTCCTGAGTCTGGGACTGAGGTTTTTAGTGTTAGTGACTCAATGAGTGGAGGTACTCAGCCGGCTTTTAACGCGCCTCATATTTGTGATATGGCATTTCAAAGACGACCTGCTTTTACACAGACTACTCATATAGCTTCTCGTCTTACAGGTCAAAAGAATCTTTACACTGATACCACTGCTGCTGAAGTTAACCAAGTAGAGAATCTTTGGGATTTTATGGACGGATGGGGTGGATGGACTGTTACTAATACAGATTACAGGGCTTGGAATTTTAAACGCGCCACAGGCTTCTTTGATGTGGTGGCTTATACTGGTGATGGCAGTGGGGCTAAATCATTTAATCATAATTTAGGAGTTATTCCTGAGTTAATGATAGTTAAAGGCCGGAATTACATAGATAGTTGGTATGTATATGTTGGCTCATTGGGTTCAAGTAACAGAGTAAAATTAAATACAGATGCAGCATCAGGTTCTACAGGAACGCTATGGAATAACACATCACCAACAGCCACGCAATTTACGGTAGGCAGTGGGCTAAACGTAAGCGCAGAAACTAACATAACCTACCTCTTCGCCACACTAGCAGGAGTAAGCAAAGTAGGCAGCTACACAGGCACAGGCAGTAACGTAGACGTAGACTGTGGCTTTAGTGCAGGTGCTAGATTTATTCTTATCAAGCGTACAGACTCTACTGGTAATTGGTTCTACTGGGATTATGAGAGAGGCATTGTTGCAGGCAACGATCCTTACTTGCTCTTGAACACAACAGCAGCTGAAGTCACTAACACAGACTACATTGACCCACTATCTAGTGGCTTTACAGTAACATCATCTGCTCCTGCTGCGCTTAACGCCAGTGGCGGCAACTACATCTTCTTAGCGATAGCATAGGTGACATAATGGAATATCGTATTCAATCAACTGGCGAAGTCAAAACTCAAGGCGAAGTCAGAAGAATGCACAGCAACACATCACTGCCACGAGTGTGGGACGCTAACGTCTGCTCAGCTCTTGGCATAGACCCTGTACTGGCAGCTCCTAAGCCTGAAGTGACTGGCTACACACAAGTAGGTCGTAACGGTGCAGTGCAGGACGCAAACGGTAACTGGGTTGAGGCTTACACAGAAACAGATATGTTTGCCGACACGACAGAAGACGGCGTTACTACTACTAAGGCTGAGCATGAGACAGCATATCAAGCAAGGCTCGATGCTGACGCTGCGTCTTCTGTCAGGTCTACTCGTGATGCTAAACTAGCCGAGACTGATTGGACAGCCCTCACTGATGTTACAATGGCAGCTGAGATGACTACTTATCGTCAAGCCCTGCGGGACATAACAGACCACGCAAACTTCCCACACTTACAAGATTCTGATTGGCCGGAGGCAGTATAATGAGCAAGTCACGAGACATAGCCGATAGCTCGGCAACGATTAACTACATTGATACTGTCACCTCTAATGTACAGGATCAGATTGACAACCTTGACCCGCTACCAAGTCAAACAGGTAATGCAGGAAAGTATCTAACAACAGATGGGACTAATGACTCATGGGGCGAAGTGTCTAGCGGGGCATGGTCTGTTGTTGAAGAAATAACTGCAAGCGCTGCAACCACCATAGATATAGAGTCTTTTACAACAGATTACGATATTTATAAAATACTTTTCACTTTGGAAGGCTCAAATACAAGTAGCCACCCTCTAATTAGACTAAAAGTGGGAGGAAGTTATCTTGGCGGCGGCTACTCTTATCTGAGTATATTATCTAATCCCGCTAACGGAACATCTTACACGCAAACCAGATCGACAAGCTCTAGTAGAATACAGCCATCAGTTGATACTTTCACGGCAGGCGATTATTTCTGGGGCTGTCTTGAGGTTGGAAGTGTAAATCAAAGCGGACAGCCAAATCCTATAAGCTTCGATATTAATTATACTAGAGGCTCAAATCCGCAGAAAGCTCATGGCATTGCTCAGGTTAATACTGACGGTGCGCTAGAAGGCATAAGAATTTATGGCAACGTCTCAGGAACTTTAACAGGAAAGGTTATCGTTCTGGGATTAAATAACTCAGCAGCATAGGAATTCAAAATGACACGCTATCACGCAACATCAAATGGAAGCATTCCTTTTACCGCAGCCGAGGAAATTGAATGGGACGCAATGGAAGCTGAAGAAGCGGCAGGGGCAGATGATCGCGCTGCCGCTAAGGTTCGCGAAGATCGTGACGCCAAACTAACTCAATCAGACTGGACGCAGGTAGCAGATGCACCAGTAGATCAGGTGGCATGGGCGACATATCGCCAAGCTTTGCGAGACATCACTACTCATGCAAACTTCCCTAACGAAATCACTTGGCCTACAGCGCCATAGGTTGCAACTATGTCTAAAGACTTTAATTCAATAGATTTTTCTAAGTACGCAAAACTTCGTGAGTTATGGGACAAGCATCCTTCAAATAAAGAAGGCGCTTATTCTAGAGGTGGCTACTCCCCTGCTGAAGGAGAGGCTGCACAGGTTTTAAAGCGCTATGGGGAATTGTCTCAGCAACTCTCGGATGAGCTTGGTGGTGGCGATAGAGCTACAGAAGCTATGCTTGCTTTGGGAGCGGTAGGTGGAATAGGTAATGGATTAACCGAAGAAAACCTAGGCGACCCTAAGTATTACAGCAAGATGATGGATAGGCGAAATGAATATATAGCTCAAGGTCATTCTGCAGCAGAAGCTGACGCTATTGAGCCTTTCCGTTTTGCTTCTGTACTAATGGGAGAAAGACAACCTGATTTGAACTATGTACAAGCGGACAAAGCAAGGCGTTTCGCAGCACAGTACGGAACTCCTCAGCAAACCGATTATACTAATCAGCTTGCTACACAGCTAAGAGCAGGGCAACCCTCGCCTTCTTTAACAGGTTTGTTAAACACGTCTCCTTTCCAAACGCCAACACAACCTAAGGCTGCAACCAACCCGGTACAGTCTTACTTAAAGACTTTAGAAACTCCTTATTACATCGAGTTAATCAAAAGAATGGCCAGAAATAGCAGAGGATAAGATGATGGAAGATCGATTAGGCAGAGTAGAAGAGAAGATTGACACGCTACAGGAAGCTATTGTGTCATTGGCGCGCGTCGAAGAGAGGCTTGTTACTGTGTTTAATCGACAGTCCCTTATTGATACTAAAGTAGACGATATAGAGCATAAAGTAGACAAGCTAAATGAGAACATGATAAGCGCACGTATACTACAGCGGTTTGTTTGGACAGTCATTGTTGCCGCCATCGGGGCAGCCTTCACACTAATAGGATAGCTAATGACATACCTAGAGATAGTTAACAGCGTGCTACGCAGGCTACGAGAGGATCAGGTAGACACAGTCGCAGAGACTAGCTACTCAGTCTTAATCGGGGACTTCGTGAATGACGCTAAGACGGTGGTAGAGGATGCCCACAGTTGGTCAGCCCTACGCACTTCGATAGAGTTTGACACAGTCAGTGGCACAGCAATATACCCCCTGACAAACGCAGGACAAGACGCAGAGGTTAGAGAGGCAATGAACATCTCTAACAGCTCAATCATGGGGATGTCTAACCGCAGCGTAATGAACAAGAGATACAACCTAACAACACCTGCCGAGGGTACTCCTACAGAGTTTGCCTTTAACGGTACAGACGCTAACGGCGACATCACTGTCAGAGTCTACCCTAAGCCTGACGGCATCTACTCGCTGTTCTTCGATGCCTTCATTAAGCAGGCTACGTTGTCAGCAGACGCCACAGTCTTGAAAGTGCCTTACAACCCAGTAGTGCAGCTTGCCTTCGGTATGGCTCTGCGCGAGAGAGGCGAGACAGGTGGACAGACAGCAGTAGAGCAGTACGCATTAGCAGAAGCAGCTTTGTCAGACGCAGTAGCGTTCGACGCAAACAAGTACGAGGAAGACACTGTATATTACGCAGTATAAGGAATCCACATGGCTCAACAACTACAAAGCATAACGATTACAGCTCCGGGCTTTGCGGGTATCAACACCCAAGACGCTCCGTTGGGTCAAGAGCCTAGCTTTGCTGCTATAGCTGATAACTGCATCATCGACAAGGAAGGCAGGATTGCAGCTCGTAAGGGCTACGAGATGGTCTCCACTAATGGCGGTGGCGTACTAGGCAGCTCAGACGGCATTGAGTCGATGGGCGAGTTTGTTGCTAACGACGGAGACACGGTGTTCTTCTCTGCAGGCAACAACCGCATCTTCACAGGCACTACTACACTGACTGACGCTACACCGGGCAGCTACACACCCACAGCTAACGACTGGAAGTTCGTACCATTCAACAACCGTATGTATATGTTCCAGAGCGGGCATGAGCCTCTAGTCTACGATGACGCTGTAGGCTCCGTACAGGCCATGTCAGCGCATTCAGCCTCAGCGGGTACACCGCCGCAGGGTAACGAAGCAATCGCCGCATTCGGGCGTATATGGACTGCTGACATCGTTGGTGATACATCCACTGTCTATTGGTCTGATCTGCTCATAGGAATGGACTGGACTAACGGCACTAGCGGCAGCATCGACCTGACTCGTGTATGGCCTAACGGCTACGACACAGTAGTGGCTCTGGCAGCGCACAACGGCTTCCTAGTCATCTTCGGACGCACTAGCATCCTAGTCTACAGCGGCGCAGACGACCCCTCAACGATGGCGCTATCTGACAGCATATCCAACATTGGCTGTGTTGCACGAGACGCTGTTGTCTCCACTGGTAAGGACTTGATCTTCCTTGACGACTCAGGACTACGCAGCCTCTCCAGAACGATACAAGAGAAGTCGGCTCCTATTGGCGACATATCTAAGAACGTGAACACTGACGTTAAGGTGCTGTTCACTGCTGAGACTGGCAACATTAAGATGCACTACTCTCCTAAGCAGGCCTTCGTGCTGCTGAACTATCCGTCATTAGGCGTGGTGTACTGTTTCGACACACGGACACCGCTACAGGATGGCAGCTTCAGGGCTACAACGTGGTCTAGTATGTCGCCTCTGTGTTTCACCTCACTGGTTAACGAGGAGCTGTATTTAGGCGTCTCTACAGGCATAGGCGAGTACAAGACCTACACAGACGACACAACGAGCTATCAGCTAAGCTACTTCAGTCACCCGCTCAGCTTCGGCAGTACGTCTAACTTAAAGTTCCTGAAGAAGATTAACCTAACGACATTCGACGGAGCAGAGGCTACAGTGGTACTGAGTTGGGCATACGACTACTCAGGCAACTACTCGAAGCAGCCATACGTGCTACCTAAGTCTAACGTAGGACAGTACAACATCAGCGAGTTCAACACAGAGGCTGAGTACTCGTCTTCGATAGCACTGATTAACAGGCAGAAGATAAACGCTAGTGGGCAGGGTACGGTGGTAGCAGTAGGAGTAGAGACCACAGTAGACGGTAACGTCATAGCCATCCAAGAGCTTAACATTCACGCACTACTAGGAAGGACTGTTTAATGAGTAATTATACTAAGGCAACTAACTTTGCAGCTAAGGACGCCCTAATTAGTGGTAACCCTGCGAAGGTGATTAAGGGTACTGAGGTAGGGGCTGAGTTCGACGCCATTGCAGTAGCAACTAACAGCAAGGCTAACTTAGCATCGCCTACATTCACAGGCACAGTAACGGTAGCTGACCTCACAGCCACAGGCTCGGTAAGCCTCTCTACTGTAAATGGTGGTACATACTAATGAGCCACTATCACTCTGAACTGATACTGATGGCAGTAAAAGGTGGGTGGGCAGTGGTACAGGACTTCACCTACACAAGTGAGATGCTGAACAAGGACATCACAGTTCCTGCGGGGTACTTCACAGACCTCGCTTCAGTACCTCGACTGATGAGGTGGCTAGTCCCAGTAGCTAACGCTAAGAACAGGAAGGCAGCGGTGGTACACGACTACCTCTGCACACACGGAGTAGAGCTAGAGATTGTAAAGAGCCAGAAGCAGGCAGACCTAGTCTTCAGAGAGGCGCTAGGCGCTTCAGGACTAGGTAGGTTTAAGAGCGGGGCTATGTATTACCCGGTTAGGACATTTCAATGGATAACAGGATGGTTCAAATGAAAGCATTACTAATTACACTAGCAGCACTATCCTTGGCTAGCTGCACACAGCTTAACAGCCTAGAGATCACAGAGAACGACAACGCTATGGCGTGCGTCAAGGGCAATACAACAGCAACTAGCGGCCTGTTCGGCGGTAACGTCTCAGGCATCACGGTGGAGCTTCCTGCAGGCGTAGACACCTCAGGGTGGACGGCAGAGGACTGGAAGACACTAGCGGAGCTTTGTGACTAATGCCTAGAAGACTACTAGCACAGCTACGTCCTGCTGCGACGTCAGCGGTTACTTTGTTTAGTCCACCTACTAACAGGCCTTATAGCTTAGACTTGATAGTAGCAACCAACAACACCGCGCACTCTGTCGATATTACTATGTACCATGACGCAGCAGGCAACACATACGACGACACTACGTGCGTACTTGCTACGACTCCTCTAAAGGCGGGGGAGACTTTGCAGTATGTACTAAGCGTGGGATTGGCAGACTATCGGTCGGCAGGTGGCCTAGGCGTTAAAACAAGCACAGCAGACAGTGTGAATTTTACCGTTTATGGCGAGCTAGAAGGAGAGTCTATATAATGACTATAAGACGGATTCCAGTAAAAGAAGAAATGCAAGGCTTTGCTGATTATAATGATGCTACTACATCCTCAGCACCTATAGCACTGGCCTCTAACGCATGGACTGCTGTAACAAACGACGAGGCAGGTTCTTTTACTAACACAGCTTACTTACCGAGGGGCGTAGATTCTTTATTTTCTGGGAACAAGATTGACCCCCGGCAGCTTGAGCTAGGAGACGCTATTTTAGTTCGTTACGACTTTACTTTAACACCTAACATTAACGGAGCTTTCGTAGAGATTCGCATGGCTCTAGGAACCGGAGCAGGAGCATATACGCTTCCTCGTCCAGTGGGTACTTTAAGTAACGGCGCAGGCTACGCTTACAAAACCACGGGAGAGTTCTACTTGTACATGGGAGATACCAACACTAGGGACAACCTTATAGGGCTTGAAGTAAAGTGTTCGGAGGATAGTTCGTTAACTAATGCAGGAATGGTAATACAGGTGCTTCGTCAATGAGTGTTAAGATATTTAGAGACAATAACGCTAATGCTGTGTTCGTCGCACAAGGCACTATAGGCGCATGGCCTTTTAACTGCTTACAGGCGGTGGGTAATGGGGATGACACGGTAAGCATAAAGAACTTAGCTAAGATGTACCCAGACGGCTCTGACTTCTTTGAGATTAGAGATGCTCTTTACTCTGTCTTTGTGAAAGACACAGGAGCTAGTTGGGGAGCTGACGAGACGACGGTAGTGAACGAGCTTAACGCTATCTTTGCATCGTCTGGTAGTTCTTCAAACAGCGCACCGCAGATTACTTCTTCTTTGGCTGTTAGCTTAACGACAGGGTCTACCTTAAACTATGAGCTTACAGCTACAAACGGCGTAGGCTACGAATGGTCTAATCTTCCTGCGGGCGTGACTACTGTAGACGGTAATGTACGAAAGCTAATAGGCGGCTCTTCTCTAGCAACAGGCACTTATAACATAACAGCTAAGGCTATTAACTACTACGGAGAAGACAGTGAAACTATAGTTCTTACTGTAGCTAACCCTGCGTTTGCTGACACTAAAAGCGTTAGGTTTGACAATACCCAGTACATGGCTGCGACTCCTAGCGTTAGTCATCCTCTGTATAGAGCAAGCAACGGTGCAGGGGCGTCAGACGCTTGGACTATATCGTTCTGGCTTAAAGCAGGAACAGCAACCAACACAACACAAACTGTAATCTCCTTCGGAGGCAGTAGTAAGGCTAATGATGGCTGTGTGTGGGTAAAGTACGACGGAAGCAGTAATAACGACAGGATAGTATTTGAGTTCGGTACGCAGTTCAATCAGCTTAAACTAAAAACCCCTGTCAGTTCTGTTACATCAAATACTTGGGAGCATTGGGTAGTTACTTACGATGGCGGTTCCACCGGAGCAGCCTCTAGCTCTATCTCTGCGTACTACGGTAGGTTTAGTATTTATAAGAACGGCGTATCGCAGACACTGTCCACCACCCACTTAAACTACGGATACAGCAGCAGCGTGCCTGCTACGGAGTTCAGGATAGGAAGACGAGTGGGCGCTAGCGGTTACCTTAGAGCCACCTTGGTAGATGAGATAGCTCTGTGGGGTTCTGACCAATCTTCTAACGTAGCCTCTATATACAACTCAGGCGGTACGCACGACTTGGCATTACTAGCAACCGCCCCTACTCACTGGTGGAGGATGGGTGACGGAGACACGTACCCTACAATACAAGATAACATAGGCTCGCTTGATTTAACAATGCTAAACATGAACGTAGGTAACATAGTAACAGACACGCCTTAGGAGCTTACATGACAACAATAGCGGTGAAGAACGGAATAGTAGCATACGACTCAAGGCTCACTCAGGACTGTAGGGTACTGGATGATAACTTTAACAAGCGCCGAGAGAAGGATGGAGTGCAGTTCTTCATCGCAGGAAACATAACAGACGATGACGCGGTAATGAGCGGGTACTTTAGCGGTATTGATGTCAACGAGGAAGTAGAGGGTAGCCCAGAGGCTGACTTCCTCATAGTTGACGGTACTGACATATATTACGGAGGGGTGTGCGAGGAGGTCTTCTGGAAGATGAAGCTAACCACCACGACACCCTACGCTGTAGGCAGCGGGTCATCATACGCTATAGGTGCAATGGACGCAGGAGCAACAGCGAAGGAGGCGGTACAGATAGCATCCAGAGACGTATACACTGGCGGTAAACTAAGAACATACAAGATAAATAAGAAATAACTTGACATTTAGCCTTAAATGTGCTATTATATACTATATAGTCTTACATAGGGAAACAAATTATGCCAACAGCAGCAGAAGCAGCCTTAGCCGCACTAGACCCTACCTACTCAGGGGCTGTGAACGCAGGCGGCTTAGTGTCCCTACAGAACGCAGCCGAAGCGGCAAGAACAGGACAAACGCTTGCAACAACAGGTAGTGGTCTTCTTAGTGGAGGTCTAGGTGGGTTGTTAGCTGCTGCGGGGCCGGGAATGCTCTTTAGCTTTGCCTTAGACCAGATACTAAATAGAGGCGGTATCTTTGAAGGAAAGCCCATCTACGAGAATACTCCTAGCGACTTAGCCTTGGGGCAGGCAGAGGGGTTGTTTGACCTCAACGTCAACGGCGTAGAGGGCGGGTTAGGTGAAGGCGCTACAGAGATGGCACTAGACGCTTTAATGAGAGCGGAGGCTACAGGCGACCCTGCCACTACTCAGCAAGTACTAGATACTCTAAACGCTAACGACAAGGACTTCGCTGCTAACGTGATTGACCTTACAGTCGGCAGCAACAACCCCTTTGTACTAGACTCTTCCTCTGCTGCTGCTCCTTCTTCACCAGACGCCTCTACAGGAGGCGATGGAGACTTAGAAGGGGACTTAGACGCTATAGCCGATGACGTTGGCGCAGGCAGTACAGCAGGTTATTCAGTAGGGGATGTGGTTACAGATGAGCGCATCACTGGCGACTTCGATTACGTATACGACGCAGACGCCAACGTGTTCCACTACGCCCCCTTCGATTATAACGGCAACCGTACATACACTGGCGAGACACTAGACGCTAGCGCAGTAGACGGCTTCGACCCCTCCTCCGCAGAAACAGGAACGACTAAAGGTGTTATGTTCGACCCCACAACAGGTAAAGCGTCTATAGAGCATTCAGGCACTGCTCCTGATACTACAAATGATAGTTTAGTTTCTTCTAACGTCGTATTGACCGCTGCTAACGTATTAGACAGCCTTGATAACAACAACACAGGAGAGACGCTGACAG